ATAAGGAATCCATCGTATTTTTCATAATTCGCCTCTATCACTTCTGCTATCGCTCTCCATTTTTCAGGGCCGATGTCCGAGCTGTCTAATGGCGGTGAAAACGAATGAATGTAAGTATCGCAGTCCAGCAGCTTGATTTCGGGTAATTTGTCAAAAATCAAATCAAAATCAAAGGGCTTGAGACTTCCCGTATTGTAGTCTTTTTCCATCCCAATGGTGCCGCCTGTGTAGATAATCAGAACTTTTCTTTTCATGGGTTAAATTTTGTCAAAAATAACGGAATTTAAATTCAAAACAAACTCCTCCAAATTCTTTTTCCATATTTTAGGATTATTTTTGGAAAAATATAGTGATATAGAGGGCTTTTCAGACAAGAAACAAGCATAACTCTTTTCCATTGGTAAAACTTTCAAATCATCCATTCCTTCAAAACCCAAAGTAAGCGATTTATTCGGCTCATACAGCTGATTGATCACCCAATATCCTGATATATTGAGCTCGTTTCCCTCCAGCTCCACAAAGTTTGTAATTTACTATAAATCAATACTTTAAAAACAAAGTAAGTGATTTATAGTAAAAAATAGTAAAAGACAGTAAGTTTTTCATTATCCAACCACTGCCATTGCCTTTGCTACATTCTTTGTGTTCTTGCTAACTGCCTGATACTGCATAGCGATTTGCTCCTGAAAACTCCCTGATATCAAGAGTTCTTCATCTATTTCCATTTTGATGAATATGTTTGATAATTTCAACATCCGCCCTAAACTCATCTTTTTGCATTTAAAAGTTTTCTTGATTCCTAAAACACGAACCTTTATTTCAAAACCCTTGTCTAAAAGCAGGTTGATTTCTTCTTGTTCTAACTTTTTATCGTTCATATCTACATTAAAAAAAAGCCTGCCTGAAAAACTCGCAGACAGGCTTTAAAGAAAGATTAAAAAAACAATTAGCTTAGCGTAAATCTTGGCTCTCCCTCTTTTTTAGGGCTTAAAACTTTTGCTTTTACCTCTATTGCCATTAGGTTTTTCTTCCCAATGTCAGAAGTGAATTTAGCCGTAATAGACACCCTTGGGAATTTAAATGTTTTCCCTTTTCTTGGTTTTAGCTCCAGCGATTTTTCAATCGTTACAGGCACTACAGGTGCTTTATAAACATTAGAGTCTACGCTTCCTCCAAACACCTTTACTACAGTGTCAAAATCATATTCATAGATGTTAAATGTCAAATCAACATCTCCTTGTTTGTATTCTACATGAATAGGGTTATCATGCTCTTCCACATAGAAAGCCGTTTCTTCTTGGTCACCAAATGTCAGTTTGCAAGAGTCTTCTGCTGTTTCTCCCAATGGTGCTAAAACAGTCCCCATTCCTCCATCAGAGGCGATATCTCCAACTTTTATTGAAGCAATACCGATATTTACTTCCTTTGCCATAATATATTGATTATTAGTTTATTGGTTAATAATAAGCGTTTAGGCTTATTCTAAAATTATAGTAGTTAAAATTATCTTCTTCAAATTCCTGATGATTAACAACTTCAAGATTGAATTCTTCTTCCCAAACCTCACTCAATGCAGAATAAACAGCATCTGAAATTTCTTTAAGGCGTTTTGCATTTTTCTGCTTTTGGACAATCCCATTGTTTACCTTTATTTCAATCATCGGAACATAGCAGTTCACATTAAAAACTCCATTCTGCAAAAAATGGTTAGTCATTGTAAGGGAGTTTATCACAATATCCTCTTTTTGGCTGCCAGCAGGGTGCTTATCTTTGTAGATTTTACCACTGATAACATTGTTTATTCCAGCCTTTAAAAGCAGGTCTAAAATCCATTGTTTGCCATCTAATACTGTCTTCTTCATTTTAATTGTTTTAATAAATTAGGCAGATATTGGGAAGCAAACTGCTCTGCGCTGGTTAAAACTACTCTGCCCTTGCTCTCTACATAAGAGGCGTATCTCATACCTGCTACTACCACAAGGGAAATTCCTCTTTTGGATTGAGCAACTTCAACAGCGAGAGTTCTGCCATATTTTAAATGGTCTTCGTTGCTTGGCTCTGTGCCGTGTTTAGAAGCGTTAAAGTTCTCATCTACAACCTGACCATCTACTGAAACTACATATCCGATAGAGTTACGGAGGTTAGCCGTGTGGTCTTGGTAATTTCCATTTTCTTTCGCTTCATTTACAGCCTTTTCGCCTACCCATTTAAGGATTCTGATAAACTGCTCCTCTGCATGGTCTTCTGCATGCTGGAACATCCTTTCAAAATCCCCCATATTAAACCTCGGTATTATAGCCATATCCTCGTGTGTAATTGGTCTTTAACAAAGTTTACAACATTCCCCTCTAATCTCAATTCTTCCCCATTCCAAACCTGCACTTTTGTACCTTTGTCTATGTTTTTAATAGACTTCGGAGCGTATATTACAGAAGTTTGAATGTAAAACTCGCCATCTTCGGTTTGTTTCTTGGATGTTGAGCCTTCATCTCGGCAAACTCCAAAATCTACCCACTCTGATGTTCCTTCTGTCCATTCTGCCGTAGATTCATCAAAATATCCTTCAGAATGAATTAGCGCTTTTAGTCTGTATGGATATTGCTTTACTGCCATCTGCTTGTAATGTCTTTTATGCTATTGTTTTGCTCCAACATGTTAGGTTTTCCCAATTTTCCACAAAGAAAATTGTAATAACTTCTGATTACATCCTTATCAAAACTAACAGAATAACCGCCCTCTGAAATACTGCTTGGCTGCATCATAATGTCAGGGATTACATTATAGAAAAACAAATCCAAATTAGTCTCTCTCCCTACCACATCAGAAGAAGAAAGCCCCACTCTTTCAAGTTCAGCATCTATTCTGTCCGCCGATAAATCCACAGACCAAGTTGCTAATTTTTCCTTAATGTAATCCCCTATATTCATTATGAAAGTTTAGTTTTCAAGATAAGTTTCTGTCTTGTGTTGTTAAGCACTGGCGTAGCAAATGCTGTCCCCTTTGTAAGCACTCTCATTGGGTTTGCTTCTCCCAATACAGACACTAAAATGAAATCATTAACAGTTGTTTTTGAAGTTTCATTTAGGTTGATTCCTGCTTCTGGCGAAATGGTATATTGCGTAGCACCGAAATCTGTTGAAGTCGCCAAGTGGATGTTTCCAAGTTCCCAACCGCTGGTAGCTGTAATGCTTCCATCTTTCGCTTCCTCGTTTACATAACTTTCCCAAATGGTAATTGTTGGTAAATTTTGAGCAGCCAAAGCTGTGTTCAACTGAACCAATGTAGGCTCTTGAGAAATTCCTAATGCATTTTGCGCAAAAGATGCTGTAAATGCAACTACTTTTTTAGATTTCACAAACTGGTTGAAAGTAGCCAAATCCATTACCGCAGTAGTATATCGGAATCCTTTCTTAAGTGCTTCTGCCTGTGCTTTTCTAAAATCCTCAATAGGGTCAAATGTGTCCTTGTTTGCAGGTAAGAACCAGTCCAAAGATGCATTTTCTGTTTTCACTTTAAAGTCAATTTTCACTCCATCCTTTACGATGTATTGACCTTTTGACAATAGTGATTTTGCCATATGCTCCAATCTTGCATTGATAGCATCCACCACAAAAACACCATCATCATAAATAGCATTGATAAGCTGGCTTTTAATGTTAGCATTGTTAGGATATAGGGCAACAGCGTTTCTCAATTCATTGATTCTAAAAAAGTCTCTTTCGTTTTTAGACCTACCTACTTCAATCTTCGGAATTTCTCCCTTAACCTTTTCGATAAACTCTCTCCCTTTTAAAGGAACATTACTGTCTAATGCTACCACATCAGCCATTACTTTTGCTCCTAATTCTCCCTCCAAGTTTCCAAATGTCAGCCCTGCGCTAAAAGCAGTAGGGAAAAAGTTGAAAACCTGCAAATTCCCAAGCGGATTAGAATTAAGGATTGCTCCCATATCCGCCTCTCTAAACTCTGGAATAATTGTATTTGCGTTTATTACACTCATGTTTTAGTTTTTTAAATGGTTTTTAGTTTTTACCTCCTTAGATTTGAGTAATTCTTGGCAATGCTGTTTTTAAGAAAGCTGCACCTGCTTTTTCTTTATCAGGCAAAGCACTTACTCTCACTGTCCCTGCCACTACGATAGAAACTAATGGATAGTCATCTATCACGATGTCTGACATGGTAAGCCCTACAGCATCTTTTACATTCGCTGCAGTCAATGCATCTTTTATAGGCTTATAAGTTCCGTTTGTGTGTGGAACTACTACTGTCCCAGCTGGAATAACTCCATCTGTAAATCTTGCTGATGCTTCTGTTTTGTCAATATGCACTCCGCTTGGAATGGTAGCATCAACTTGGTCAAAGACAACGATTTGTCTTCCTTTTCTGAAATCTGTGTTAATTCCCTTCATTGTTTTGAGTTTTTTGTTTAATATACGCTTGAACATCAGGGCTTACTTCTCCTTCTTTAACATTGTTTCCGCCAAAACTTGGAGGTTTTACATCTCCTAATTTTGTGTCGTTTAATTGTTGAAGGAAGCCAGCCTCTGCTTCTTTTACCGAGTTAGCAAATGTTTCTATTTCTTCATCGTTTTGGAATGTTCTCCCTGCAATTTGAAGTTTGTAGAAGTTTTCATTTACTCCCAGTTCTTTGAGTTTAGAAATCAATTTCTGCTCGTTGCTTAAGTTTTGTTTGTCCTTTTCGAAGCCCTCTACTTTTTGGGATACTGCCGTGAAGCCTTCCATTAGTTTTTTTGCCCAATCTGGCATTTCATCATTTGGTTTTGGTTCTTCTTTTGGCTCTTTTGGAGCAGGTTCAGCAGGTTTCCCTTTTTCAAGTTCTTCAATCTTGGCTTTGTAGGTTCTGTTTTGGTCTGCTATGGACTGCTGGACTTCCAACATCCCCTCTACCCCCGCAACAGCGGTTTCAATTTCGCTCTCTTCTTTGACCGCTCCGCTCAAAAACTCTGCGGTAGCTTTCAAAACATTTTCACTTAACCC